AGTATTGCCTACATAGAAACGCTGTACATGAAAGCGCAACTTAAACAAGAGATAAAAGAACTGCGTAAACTTAAACGAGAAATCAAGGAGTCAAAATGAATGATTTGGTCAACCTTCTTAAAGGGCTTGCGCCTACTCTTGCTAATGCTGTTGCTGGGCCTTTGGGCGGTGCCGCTGTTAGTGCTATTGCTTCTAAGTTTGGCGTTAGTGACTCTGTTGAAGCGGTAGCCAAGGCTATTACTGGTGACCCATTAGCGGCTCAGAAACTTGCTGAGATGGAATTGGAATACTACAAGATAGAACAAAACAACCTCACAGAACGCCTTAAAGCAGATATGGGGTCTGACTCTTGGTTGTCTAAAAACATACGCCCTATGGTGCTTATATTCCTTTTGGTGGCATATACAGGCTTTGCCATTGCGTCAATGTTTGATTTTGAGACTAGGGGCAATTATGTGGAATTGCTAGGAAATTGGGGCATGGTAGTGATGTCGTTTTACTTCGGTGGTCGTAGTGCCGAGAAAATCATGGAAAAGGTTAAGAAATGAACTTATCCGAACACTTTACGCTAGAAGAGGCAACTTATAGCGAAACTGCTATACGGATGCACATTGATAACCAGCCCAATGAACAACAGTTAGCCAACATGAAGATGGCGGCTGAGAAACTGGAGGAGGTGCGAAATGTCACAGGCGCTCTTCGTGTTAATTCTTGGCTACGCTTGCCCGATGTTAATCTTGCTGTTGGCGGTTCTAAAGTATCAAGCCACATGGATGGTTGGGCTATTGACTGCTCTTCTACTACTCATACTCCTTACGAGTTATGTCAGATTGTTTTGAACGCAGGGATTAAGTTTGACCAAATGATTCACGAATATGGGCGCTGGATGCACATATCGTTTGCGCCTGAGATGCGCCAGCAATCATTGACCATCTTTAAGCCAGAAGGCAAGTACAAGATTGGCATCCTTACAGAAGCCGAGTACCACGCCTAGTCTTTGTCAGCGCTGACCCACAGAACAGCCACTAGGATGCCAGCGCCTATAAACGCGCCAACAAGTAGTACAACAATAATGGTTAGTATGCTTGTAATCATGTTTTTTCCCTTATTCGTTCAGCAATAACTTCTGATGGGTGAGGCCAACCCACCGCCCATTCGTCTGCAATCTTTGCACACGCCTCACGCTCAAGAGCGATTGCTAAATCAACTGCTTTCTCAGCCGACTTCATTGCGGCATCAGTTAATTTCTCACGCTCACGCTCTGCTACCAGTTTGGCAAAGATTTCATCACGAACTTGATGCCAGTTTGGGTGATATTCACCTGTCATGTTCAGCACATTGTCGGCTTCTGCGTCAGCCTTGTCAGCCATCTCAATGATTTCATCTTGTGTCATAGGTTTACATATCTCCTTTTAGGTGGTTTGATTCTGTCCGCCAAAGCATAAACATAAAAGCGTTTAGGCTTGACACTTCGTTTAGCCATCTCGCGTTCTGCTGTTAGTGCCTGTTGGCTCTTGGAAAAATCCCAGAACTTTGGGTAATAGGTTGCAAAGAAATCAGGGTGAAATGCGTTCATTTTGTTTCCTTGTTATATGGTTCAATTCCCAATTCTTTTGCAATTTTGTGTTGTAACTCAGTAATTTGGTGCGTATTACCAGCCACTTGTGCGTTAAGCAATCGAACATAAGCAAGTGTGTTTTCGTTGTGGTCAACAAGCAAGCGCAATTCTTCTTGCAATCGTTTTAGATAAGTTATTGGTTTTTCACTCATGCGTTTTTTTCGTTAGAGGTTTGCTCTAATTTATTTAAACGCTCTGTAAGCGCTTTAACTGCAATGGTTAATGCCAACACCTCGGCTTGCAATTTAGTTTCCTTAGAAGGCGATTTAATCAATTCTTGTTTGACTTTTGACCTACGCTCTATTTCGTTAAACGCTTCATCTTCTTCTGTTGGGCGGTGTGGAATGGATATGTTGATTGGTCTCATACAAATGGTGTTAGTTGCGATTGTTTAAGAGAATAATATTCTCCATTGCCCGTGTCAATTAGGTTATCTTCTACCAAGAAATCTTCTCGGTAAATCCACCCAATAACCCGCACACAAGAGGTATGCAGTTCGGTCAATATAAATACATCAACGGGTTTTGTGCCAGACCAAAAGACTGCGTTAAGGTTTCCACCAATCTTCTTGGCGCACTTAACATCAATCTTTTTGCCTTTGCGCGTCACTAAGTCAGCCCCAAACTTACGAAAGTCACAGTTAAGGTCAAACGGAAGTTTTAGGTACTTAGAAACCGCATATTCGGTAAGCACACCATCAATGGACATTTTTACGCCATCAATGGTTTTGTCTTGCCTGCGGTCTTTGGCAAACTGACTGGTGACATGATTCCTTAACTTACCGATATATGTGCAAACCATAATTTCAGTTTCAGTTAAAGGAACTTCGACATAATTAAAAGTCGACATCCGCAAAGTCATCTTTAGGCTTTGGCGCGTTCATGTACGCCCAACCAGACCAGCCGCCTTCAACGATGGGCATACAGTCAAACTTCAACATAGGGCCGTTCTTGGTTTCGATAACCGAGCCGATACGCTGATAGCGGTTTTTTTCTTGTCCATCTTTGTTGGTGTATTTGCCTGTGATAACGCTGACTTCATATTGTGTTTTAGACATTCTTTACTTTCAAATTGTTTAATTTATTAACTTTGTCATCCAGTTCTTTAAGGAACAGATTTACTTCTTCTTCTAACATTGCTACATAAGTCGCATCAAACTCAACACGCTTAACGAACAACTGAAGTTCTTGGGGCAGGCGAGGGTCAAAGGATACGAAGTCGCACCATTGACGCTCACAGCAACGCATCTGCCATTGCATCTGGGTTATGTATTTAGTTGGCACAGACTGGGTTAACAGCGTGTCAATGTGTGTTGCGGTATTGGGGCATTTGATTTCCAACATACCAAACAACCCCACCAAGCCATCAGGACTAGCGCCAGCCATCTCAATTTTTGGATGCTGTACAAAGCCTGTTTCCTCAACCATTAAGTCGGCATGGGCTTCATAGGCGCTTCTTGCCAAAGGCTCAGTATCCGTTCCATGTTGCATAGCGGCGTTTGTAAACGACTCCCCTTGCTGACCAGTTAGCCTTTCACAGACTAATTGAGCCATGTAGTTATCACGACTAGCGGAATAACCCGTCTTGGTTTTAGCGATTACATCTGCCACACGACTAGCGGTGACTTTGCCTAATCTGGCGGCAAACCATTCTTCTGTGCGTTGTTCCATTATTTAAGTTTCCTTTTCATTAAATCTTTTGCACCAGTTACAGCCTCAAGCCATTCTTTGTCTGTGCCTGCGGCTTTATAGGCTTCTTTAAAACGGGTTTGCAGTTCTTCAACATTGGCAGACTCACTAATAGCGGTGATGTGGTCTTGCATGGCGTTGTGGTTAGCCTTTTGCTCTGGTTGCTTCTTGGATGCCGCATTACCATCGTCATCTTCTGGGGCGATGCCGCAGGCACTCATAAGCGAATAGCGACGAGCGTAAGTCAAACATGAGGCATACCCTTGGCTATCGCGCTTGGTGGCTGGGAAATGCACGATTCCACACTCCAACATCTCGCCAGACTCATGGACAAATACAGTCTCAACCATAACCCCGTCAGCACAGTCATAGTTCTTCTGTAATAGAAAAATACCATTCGCATTTAAAGCGTCTACAACAGCCTCTACGCAAGCGGATAGGTCAGCGTAGCGTGAACGGAAATGAGGGTTTGTAGAGGTCTTTAAAGCAGGCCCAAAAGCCTTTTGTGCTTTAACCAAAGCAGTCGCAATGTTTTTCATTTTGTTTCCTTTTCATAAACTACACAAGTCATACCAAATAGGTGTTCGTCAAAGTCAACCAAGTCGTAAGTGAAATTGCTTTCCTTAACATCTAAGTTGTATTTGACAGACAAGATAAGCGCTACGGCTTCTTTGATTTCTTTAATGGTTAGTTCTAATCGCATATATATCCTTAGTAAGCGTATTTAGGGCCACAAGTGACCTCGATAACAGTTTCTACTGTGTAGCCACCAACTTTGCGTTTGGCGTATAGCGGTATGGCACGAAGCCCCGAAGATTCGCATTGGCGAACAGCGTCTATAACTTCATTGCGCCCCATTGGTTGCACTTGTTTGTCAACAATAAGTTCTTGGCTAGGCGATTGTGGTGGAGTGCCTGTAAGCGTTGAACAGCCAGCCGTTACAAGAGCCGCCCAACAAAGTATTGAGTAGGTAATCATTCGCATTTAGTTTCCTGTAATAAGTAGGGCAAAGATAAGACCGCAGACAAAGCCAGATAGCCAAAGAATTACTTGGTCTGCCTTGCTAGGGCGTGTGGGCGTGTAAGGCCCCTCGATAGCGTGTTGGGTGTAGCGGTTGAGTTTCATGCTAGTTCCTGTTTGAGTTCGTAACGGGCGATGGCGGCATCAAGTTTGTCGTTGTAGGCTTCTTCTTTACAAGCCTTGATGTATTGGCGCTCAAAGTCTTGGATAACTGTGTCGCGTAGCATTTCGCTAATTTCTACACCGCCTACATAAGCAAAACAAAGGTTGCCAGAGTAGGGGTCAAAGAAGCAATCCACATCGATGATGTAGTCGTAATCGCAGACCATGCGTTCACAATCTGTGTGTTCTAGTGCGTAGTTCATGGTGTCTCCTTAATAATCTTGACCAGCGCGAGCGGGTTGTGCGCCCAAAAACTGTGAGTTGAATGGGGCGTTATGTTTCCATGCCACATTCTTTTGCGTACTGGCAAACTCAGAAACAGTAACCAGTTTTACCAAGCCTTTTTCCAAGCGGTTAAGGTAGCGCGCATTGTGGATAAATGCCGAGGCTTGTTTGAATGTGAGGGGAATGGTTAACTCAGACCAAGTGTTGTCGTAATCGCTGTGGGAGATTACTAACCATTCTTTTTTCCATGATGTGCTTTTCATACTGTCACCTCTTTGGTAGACAAACTATTTTTAGCATCTTCACGGCTGTTGTAAACAGCGCTGATTGGTGTGTTCTTTGAACCTCTAACAACAACCCAACCGCCTTGGGTGTTAATGATGCGGACAAGCCATTCGCTTGCGCTTGCCTTGCGAGGTTTTTTGTTTCTGTGCAGAATTTCTGGACTACTTTTCATACTTACTTTCTTAAAAGACCCTCTGCGAAATTGCTAGGGCATGGTTGATATTATAAGCGGGATTATATAGTTGTCAATAC